TATCTTGAAACTCATGAATTTCAATACAAAAGGACATGACATCTTTAGAAGATGGTATGTTGATGGTCGTATATACTATCAAAAGATTATTGATAGAAAATCACCTACATTAGGTATTACAGAACTAAAATATATCGACCCTAGAAAAATTAAAAAGATTAGAGAGGTAAGAAAGAAAAGACCTGAAGGGTCAGCAAACTTAGATATAGTAGATGAGTATGTAGAGTATTACCTATTTAACGAAAAGGGCGTATCGGGTACAACATCTGGCGGTGGAGTTAAAATCGCACCTGATACAATTGCATTTTGCCCTAGTGGTCTAGTAGACCAACAAAAAAATATTGTTATGTCTTATTTACATAAGGCAATCAAACCTGTCAATCAGCTCAGAATGATAGAGGACGCTGTTGTAATATACAGAATTGCAAGGGCGCCAGAAAGAAGAATATTTAAAATAGATGTAGGTAACCTACCAAAAGTTAAAGCAGAACAATATCTAAGAGATGTTATGGCAAGATATCGTAACAAATTAGTATATGACGCTTCAACTGGTGAAATTAGAGATGATAGAAACTATATGTCTATGCTCGAAGATTTTTGGTTGCCGTCAAGAGAAGGTGGTAGAGGAACAGATATCTCAACATTACCTGGTGGTCAAAACTTAGGTGAAATTGCTGATATCGAATACTTTCAAAAGAAACTGTATCGTTCATTGAATGTTCCTGTAAGTAGATTAGAATCTTCACAAGGATTTAACTTAGGTCGTGCTAGTGAAATAACTAGAGATGAATTAAAATTTACTAAGTTTGTACAAAGATTAAGAAAGAAATTTACAGAGTTATTTAATGACTTGTTAAAGACACAGTTAATTTTGAAAAAGGTCATTTCAGAAGATGATTGGAATACAATTTCTCATAACTTACAATACGATTTCTTACAAGACGGTCATTTTGCTGAACTAAAACAAAGTGAAATGATGAGAGATAGAATTGCATTAGTAAATGAAATGAGAGACATGGTAGGTAAATACTTCTCAGTAGAATACATGAGAAAGAATGTACTTAAACAGTCTGAATCAGAAATTGCTGAAATGGATAAACAAATTAAACAAGAAATTGATGATGGTATTATTTCATCTCCGTTTGCACAAGCAGACCAAGATGATGATACCCCATTTTAATAGGAGATAATTATGACAGAAGAAGTAAAAACTTTTATTGACCAACTTGCAACTGGCGATAATGCAAATGCTGGTGAAGCATTTAAAACAGCATTAAGAGCTAAGGTTGCTGATGGACTAGACGCTAAAAGAAAAGAGATGGCAGGACAAATGTTTAGTACTGCTCAATCTATACCTAATGAGGCAGAAGCTTTTAGTGACCCTAAACCAGAAATT